TGCGACCACTACACCCCCAGTGTTATGATATTCGTTTCCTTATAAATCAATGACTTACGAAACTTTCTGCCCAGAAGTTGTTTCGCAAGTGCATTACACTGAAGGTAATTTATGAAGAAATTAAAGGAAAAAATCAAAGAAACTAACAAGCTAGCTGATGATTTAATTAAAGATGCTAAGACATCAAATTCATCGCTTTATGAGTGGCTAGAAATTGACTTTAAAACAGTGCCTTTAAAGAACGGTCACTGCCTTCTTATCCTACTTGGTTGCATCCTGCTGTACATCCTATAGATGCATAACTGAGATAACCTTTTATCATTACTCAAGACGCTAAACGAGCAGTATAATAGCGCCTCTTTCGTTAACCCCCCCATTATTTCTAAAGGCTTTGATATGGTCGTTGTGTGTATTTGTGTCGTTTTTGGACTGCTCTGTGTAGCTAAACAAGATTTACTTTAAGGGGTTACTGAGGTAATCCAGCCCCTGCCATAACTCTTCAACTTCTCTTTTCAAAGAAGATAACTTTCCGTTCACATCTCCGATTGATTTTGTAATCACTTCAGCTTGAGCGACAGTACCTTTCATGGCCTCGATATCCTTTTCCAGATCGTTGACATTGTCATCAATTAACAGCAACTTATCTTGCTGGTCGATGATCGTTTGTAGGTTCACTCCTAGCGTTGCTAGTTTACCTTGTAACTGCGATACATCGTTATCTGATAGTTCTTGTTTAATTAAATCAATTTCGCTCAGAAGTGCTTGCTTGTCGGTTAAAATGCGTTCCTCTAAAGGCGTAATGTCTGGAATTGATCTTGATTCCACGGACTCTAATCGACTATAAAGGCTACTGGCTGTCCACACACCGCCTCCTAGTGTTGTTGCAAGGCTAAACAAAATGGCAATATAAACACCCTTAAATGATGTGCCTCCAATCTTTAACTCAGTCTCTTCTAGGCTCACGTTTCATCACCTTCATCACAATCAACTTGATACATAAAGCAATTAAATCCTAAAGCCGTTGGGCCAGTGTTGTAGAACAAACTTTCGTAACCAGTGTTAAGAATGTCAGTTTCGGAGGCGTAAATATCTAAACCGAAATCACCCTGCCCATTTAGGTAAATACTGCTGACTGTCTCGCTTGAAGCCCACGCTAATTCAACAGCTTGGTTAGAGGCGCTGTAACTAAGCGCGTTATCTTCTACGCGAGTGTTGTTGTCCATTGCACCCTGATCTAAAAATGCTACAGCTTCTGGATTCCCTGCTACAGCCAAGAAAGCACCAGCGGCATTGGCGTGGTTCTCAATATCGTCAAGGCTTTGGTTGTAGGTATCAGCATCCTCTTGAGAAACTGACATATCATTCTGGGCTATATAATTTTGGACTTCTGCTTGGTCATCTGGAGTCTCAGCGGTTTCTGCTCTTTCTGCTACTTCCTGTACCTCCAGCATACCCACAACGACAGCAGTAAAATCTCCGATAGCATCTTCCATTGCGTCGAGTTCGCTTTGTGCTTGCTCGTTCAGATAATCTTCGGCTGAACCGTATGGCAAATAATTAACCATTCCAGATAAAGCGGAGTTGTAAGCAGTGACTTGTTCGTCAGAAATGTAATAGTTTCCTGACAGTTGACCGCTTGAAATACCCATGCCTGTTTGAGATGCGTGGTGTGCGCCACCAACAAACATAATCCCCTTATCTATCTGATCAACGATTGCGCTAGAGGTTTCTATTAAAGTGTCAAGTTCACTTGATACTACTGCGGAATTTGTCAGAAACAGACCCGCTATCATCGCCATCTTGTACTTGCTCTTCATTTTCGTCTGCCCCTATTTGTAATATTGAGTTGTACCACTTCTGTGTGTCGTTATACCTTGGCGTTGGTGGCTTTTTAGACCAAGTCGCTGAAACCCTCATTCTGACTTCACCATAGTCAGGGATGTGAAGTTCAGGGTTCATTTTCATCATCTGAAACGCTCTACGGCCCACGATCAAACGACCACCAGACAGTAAGGGACAAGGTGTGGCTGACATAAAAAGACTTCTCCAGACCTTGTTGTCTTCGCACATTCTTGCTATCGCCGCAACCTTCATCCCTAAATCACTAAGTACCTTGGCATCCCGCCTACGGTTGCAGTCAGAATCCTTTTCATACGACCCATTTGTGTAACCAACCAACCCTGTTTGAATGGATGTCCCACTTCCTTGCAAGCACGTTTCCATTCCGTTTGACATGTAAGAGGGGGCAATTGCACTCCCTACTGGCATATCAGAAGATGACCCTGCTCCGTTATAAGTATTGCTTACTGACTCATCTTTGCTGTTGTTATTACTGCTTACTGTTGATCCAACAGTGTTTGTATTGAGAGACCCATCCTGAACATTATCGGAGTTTGTATCACCCATAGGTTCTGTTTCTTGACCTGTACAAACAGAGCAAACAGCAAACAATAAGAAACCTTTTATGAGCATCTTCATCTTAGTTGTTAGCTTTCTTTTCGGCCTTTCTGTAAGCCTTGTTGAAAAGGTCAAATAAAAGGGCTTCACCATCTTCTATTTCTTTTAATTTCGCTTTGTACTGCTCATCCTTTTTAAGGACGCCTATTGAATTAAGCTTCTCTAGCCTCTTCCGCATTTTAGAAAGATCACCCATTGTCCTATTGGCCTGTTTATATAAGTTGCTCCTGTTTAAAAGAGTTACATCTCCTTTAGAGTCACGAACAAACACACTAAGCAATGGAAGTGTCTCGCCTTGCTGTAGCTCAAAAAACGGCTTGTATTTTTTTAACAGCGCAGGAATATCTTCAGGGAGCGCTTCTTTAAATCTAGCCTCAATTTTTCTTACATCTTCATAATTGTCGTAGTACTTAAACCGATCGATGTAAGGAGATGTTTCTTTAAAGAAAGTACCGATAATTGGTTTTTTCCTGTTAGGAACCTTTTCGCCAGACTTAACTTTACCTGCCGCATCAAGAGACTGAGTTCCAAATCGCCCTAAACCGCCAGTTAGATAGTTAAAGATGTACTGCATTCGGTCAGGGCTTAATGCAATATGCCCTTTCTCAAATTCATCGCCTCCAGTAGCTTCGTTCAAGAACCTTGTTGTATCTTTAAAAATTTGGTCTGTGTTGCGCTTTGCAAGACTTGACGGCGATCTTTCTACAAATAATGGATTTTGCTCGACAGCAATCTCACTACCAAAGTAATCCTTGTTGACCATCAAGTCCAAAATAACCTCAAAAACATCAGGCGCAAAACCTCTAGACTTCTCTAAAAGGTTATCTCCTGCCGAAGGTGCTATTGGAACAAAGTTTAAGAAAATATTATCTATAAGATGCCACGCAGTATCTTCAACAGTTGCCACGCCAGATTGTATCTCAGCAATAAACCTACCAATATTTGTGAAGAAGTTATATCCATAAGGCGCGGGGACAGCAAGCCCTTCATCTTGTCCGTACATAAATAACAAAGCCCTGTTTTTAGCATGCTCAGGAATGTCTTCGTACTTTGACCGGCCATCATCATCTTCTTCTGCCGTTCCAATATTTGCCATAGAGATAAAGTAGCTAACCATCACCATTGCGCCAGCCACTACCTGAGCGCTAGTTATTGTCTTGTCACTATTTCGGCTACTGAGCGCTTGCATGATATTTACATTGCCCTGAACTGCCGCGTTAAAGAATAAGTAGAGGGCATTCACGAAACCCGTATCCTCGCCCTTACGGTTAAAGTTAACGGTAAGATCTTTGGCTAAAGTGGCCGCGTCTTCTCTAGGTGCCCCAAGCTTTCGAGCTTCAACATAAGCTGATAATCGAGCCGCATTCTCAGCGGTAGTGTTAAAGTCCTCAACAAGCTTGCCAATCGCCCTTAATGCTTTTCGAGGCGTTCCTTTCTTTAGTTGTCGATTAAGTTCCCGCAACTGCTCGTCAGTGTCTTTCATTAACATCAAGCCAGTTGAAGCTCCGTCATCATGAAACTCTTTTGTATACTGGTCTAGGGCATTCCCTTCTCGGACTGGCTTCTCTCTATAGTGCCGCCATAAAGATCGCATGGCTGGCACATAGGTCTTAGCCATTCCTTTCATTGGATTTTTACCGCTGGTACGACTACCCTTCTTATCCATTTCGGATAAGCCATACATGAGTCCCGTTGCAATATCTCGGATAGGGTTAACTAAACCCCATGCAGGGTTATAGTTAATAAGCATGTTGCGACGGAAATTCTGGAACCGTGTGAGAAAGTTAAGTACTTTTGATATGTCGTCATTACCACGATCAAGCATTGGTACGCTCATATTCTGTAGGGAATGGTTCAGCGTGTCGCTATGGAACTCAATCCAGAAAGTCTGCCCTCCCTTCTTAACGCTAACGTACCTTGGTTCTCCGTTAGTTGTTCTTGTGGCACCAGACATGGACTCTACGTCCATCATTCTAGGGTTATCTTGAAACTCATCGCCCCTAACGGGTGGTCTGAATTTGTTGTTATAAATGGTATAGGCTTTTGTGATTACTGGCCCACTCTCCATCTGGGTCTCTACCGAGCTATTACCTAACTCCCCTAGCAAGTCTAATAAGGTTTGGGCGGTTTCATTCTTTCTTGCGCGAATTATTTTTCTCTGCACATCTTCAATTGCTGTAAGCAGGGGGTTAACAGGCAACGTCGATCTACCTTTAGCCTTCATGCTCTCACTTCCAACAATAGAAAATCCTTTCGACTTGGTTCCTTCAGAGATCTTTGAACCATTATCCTCAGCGGCAAAGCCCTTTAAAGGAACATAGAACTTAAATTTTGCTTCCCATGAACCTTTAGATACTTCATCTAACAACCCAGCCTCTACCATTCTGTCTCGCTGATACTGAAGCATCTCGTACACCTTGGAGGCTATCTCCTCCATAGCATCCTTAGTGCCTTCCCTCTCAGCAGTATTTAATACACTCTGAGCTTCAGCGTTGGTCATTCCTGACCCTGTATCTTCAAACATTAGTGGCGTTGACTTATAGTTTTCCAGACTTAGTCTTGCAGTTTCTAGCGCAACAGTGTGATCAACATCAGTATCGGCAAGAAGCTTTTCGATGGTTTTCTCTTCGCGGGCAATATTTGCATCGCGTCTTGTCCGCTCTTTATCAGCAATGTCAGCATTACGTTCTGGAGCATGCTTTGCTAACAGATATAAGCCTATTGATTCGGGGTCAATTTGAGAGCTTTGAATTAACTCGCCTATTGGATCTACATAGTTCTTATGGAATGCTTTAATGTCTTCCTGAACTCTGCCATGGGATAAGTTTTCTTGATCCCGTGGAGATAAGTTTGCTGGTAGTCTCCCGACATCAAGGTACTCTGCGGCCTGATCTTCAAAATCTTTTTGATCATCATAGCGATCAGCTAGCTTTCGTACCGTGCTGTTACGAGACTTTTTAAATCTGCTTTTAAGATCTTTTCGGGAGTCCAGATCATCTCTGGCTGAAAATTGGAAGGTGGACGGAGAGCCGTCAGCAAGAGTCTTGCCTTTTATAAGTGATATTTCTTCTGGAGGTGCGTCTATCTCAGACTGCGAATCTTCCTGCCGATTTTGTCTGCTATTAGCTGGATTTGTGTTGGAGACATCTGCGCCATCTGCTGATTCCAGTCTTCCTGCTCCTGACTGCTGTGCAGATCCGATTGATCCAGATAAGTCCTGTCCTCGCTGTCCACGCGCTTCTGTGATTTTTTTGAATTCTGTTTCATAATCTGTCGGCTCCGATTTCTTATTGCCTACGCCTAGCATCTTGTACAGGTTTTTTTCTGGATACCAAACTATTGCCTGTAAGGCACCCATGTTAACACTATTTAGCCCTGAGGTCTCGTTCACTTTAGTCAGCGCTCTGATCATAACCTCACGGATAAACTCTCTTTCCTTACCGTTCTGGGGGGCTTGCTTCTCTCCTTGCGAATTTTTTAAATTGTTTGACGCTTTATTTATAGCGCTCTTTAACTTAAACCCACCGTTAGCGTAAGAAGCCTGAACCTTTGTTGCATACGCTACAAGATATTGGTCATCTTTTTTAAGCTGTACGCGGCTAATCCCATCCTCTTTAAGCTTTTTCCTAAAATCATCGCCTAGCGCAACCTCCCTAAACTTATCTACCTGTGCTGGTAGTTTTCGGTCAGCCTCCGCCATTAATGTCCCAGTAAGCCGACCATAAGTTCGCATGAACCATCGATCCATGGTTAAAGGATCAAAATTGCCATTTAAGTTCTGATAGAATCCGCCGCCAATCTTCGGCCCAAGAATTGCAGATCCTTTTAGCTTAGTACCCATAAGCTCACCAGAAACAGTAAGCCCAAAGTCATCAATTAGTTCTTTTACAGTAACATCCATATCCATAAACTTTCTTACAGAATCGACACCTTGAGACTTAATTAGCCTATTTAAAAGACTAAAAGATTTTTCCATTGCCTGAGATTCTTTGCCTACACCAAAATTAGGAAAGATCTTTGTTTCTCTGTATTTTTGATAAATCTCAAAGGTATTAATAGAGTTTTCCGGAACCGATGCGCCATTAGATGTAACTGCCATAATTGCTGTAAAAGCAAACTTCGCATTAGGATCAGTAGAAAGTTCAGGGAATGTTTCAGATGCAATCCGCATGGCATTGGCAACTTTTTCTTGATACCACTCTCCGGCGTTACCATCGGTTCTCATGGCCTCAACAGCTTCATGGGCAATTAAGTCAGAAATTGTCTCAAGAGTCGCTTCATCTTGATTACTAAATATCTCGCCATCATTCGCTTTCTTGACTCTCTCATCAAATGCTCTAGCCAGATCAACAACAACGGCAGAGCCATTGCGTCCTGTTGCAACGATGTCCA